TGCCTCCTACTTTTACATCAAGAGAAGTTGTTTGAGTCCACTTTAATCTTCCTGAGTTTGGACTTACATCTTCAAAAGTAAGGTTGGTAACGTCTTCTGGAACTGCTGTTTTACCTAATAAAGTAAAAGTATTCGTTGCTAAGGGGCTAGAAAAACCATGGTTATTTATTGCTTGAATTTCTGTTTTTAATGTTCCTACTTTTAAATTTTCAATACGAAGAGAAGCAGAAGTTGTTGTTGTAGAAATCCAATTATTATTATTTAATTGATAATTAACTTTATAAAGTGTCGTAAATCTATTAGAAGCAGACCAGTCAAGTTCAAATGCTGTTTTAACATTTTGTCCATCTTGATATAAATGTTCGACACCAGAAACGTTTGTTACGGCAGAAGGAAATGCACTTAAATTACTAATATCAGGGACAGATAATGCCTGATCACGATCTACGACATCATAAATACTACTGTTATAGATAAGTGCCGTAACTCCATAACTGGCTTCATCAGTCTCCGATACGTTTAAGACTCTAAATTGTTGATATTTAATATCATCTGTTTCTATCATCCAAATAGTTTGAACTTGAGGTGTTTCTGATAATGCACTTGTAAGAGTTACTTGTGTTCCACTAATTGATTGAACATCTTTTTTTTCTACTAAGCCAGAAGGTAAAAGGATAGAACAAACAGGATTATTTGCTTGATCTATTGAACTGAGATCTGTATCACTATCAACAGTAAAAATAGTGGTAGATGTAACAGCAGAAATTCTTCCTCCTCGTCTTTCTCCACTTTTCACTGGATCGGCAATATCAATAACCATCCCAGGAGAAAGGATGATTCCACTATCGAAGGTGACTCCAAAGCTGACTGTTTCAGTTAAATTTTGTTCACTAAGTAACAACCATTCTCCGAATCTATGTGCTTGACCTTGTGAATAACAACCAACGGCCTTTGTTGTTTTATTAATAATTCCGTAATTACTGATTGCATCAGCATCTTCTACATATTCATGTTGAACTTCTCCAAGTAAGTCATAATCTTGCCATGCAACTGTAGCTGTTGTATGTCTAGCTTTCTGGGAAGACCCACTATAATTAAATATTCCATCAATGACATTGGAAGGATTTAAAATATATTGACTATCTGATGGACTGTCCTGATTAAGGATTAACGATCCAGCTCCGTAATAACTAATACCTCTAAAAACAGAAGAAAGTTCGTTGATAGCATCAAAAACTTCCATCCTTGAGGGTAGATATAAATTAATAGAGAAACGTGCTTCGTTTCCACCTTTTCCATCAGGAACAAGCTCATTACAATATTTTGAAACTGTATAAAAATCCCATTTATCCAAAGAAGATGCTGGAATTGCTGCCCCGTAGCGGGTGTTTGTCATCAAATCCCATAACGCCCAAGCAGGGTCAGCACACCAAGTAGCAGAACTAAAAGAGCCGTTCCAAATTCCTGAATAAGTTACTCTTCCTGTATTTGAATCAACTGAAGCATTAGAAGGAATAGCTATTTTTAATCCTTTTACTAAATATCTTCTTTTTGGAACCCCATTAAAGTTTCTGGAATCAAATCTTAAATAACATAATGCAGAGTTTGGGTATCTAAATTTATCGTCAATGATTTCTGTGTAAGCTGACCAATAAGTTTGGTTTTGATTCTTACTGGTATTATTATCTGATGTAACTCTTGAAACCTTAATATCAACAGGAAAAGCACCTGTTAAACTAACTAGGTAATCTCGTTTATATGCACTACTACTTTTACCACTAAAGTTACAATTATGAACTGTATTATAACCACCTCCATTATATTGAACTTCTATTTTTAACTCGACCTCATTACCTACAAGATCTCCGTCATCATTTTGTTTTTGCAACGAAGGAATCAGCAGTGTAACCCTTACTCTGTCTGTTGTTGAGTCTGTTATTTGTTTTATTCTTGGCGTTGAATTTAATACTTCAAGACTTACAGGTACTTCTTTCTGACTAGCTACAGAGTTGCTTATGTAAGTTTGATCCTGCGTTCCCGTTTTCGTAGTAACAGTATAACCATCAAAATTAGCACTTCCATCACTACTCTTGATCGGTGTCCCATCTAAATAAATACCTTTCTCTGTATCAACAATTCCTTCAATTGGTCCTTCAGAAATTAAATCAACAAGCTCTATTTGTTGAAAACTTTGGAGGGTATCATCTGCCTCTGTAGCCATCCTAAGTATCCTCTAAACGAATAAAAACAATATTAGTCATCATCCGTCAAAAGTATCTACACCTGAACTTAAAACAGCACTTCCGACAAAACATTTACCGTAAACAATTGGTATCGCTCCGCCTTGTTGAGTTGTCTGTTCTATGCCACTAAATGAAAAACTCTTTAATCTATTTGCTTCAGGGGGCGGCTTTGGAACGGGAGTTAACATTTCTGAAATACCACCCAAGGCCATAGATACTCCCATGTATACCATAGCTTGGACATACCACTTAGCAGCACCCCATTTGGCAGCAGTAAAGAGACTAAAACCAACGCCACCTGTTGCAATTCCAATACCAACGATGGCAAGTCCTATAACAAAATTTCTTAACCCTTTGTTTTTCCATTTAAAAGGATTAAGTTGAATTGCACCCATAACAACAGGAGTTATATGGAAAACTTCTTTTTCGCTCCAAGGGTATAAAAGATTTTCAAGGTTATCTTCTGTTATTCGAGTCTTTCCTAATAAAACCTTATAAACAATTCCATCATCACCGCTATCAATAAACCACTTGTCAAGGCCAGCAAAATTTGAACATAAAGCTTTTATTGCTTCAGCCGCACTAAAGACATCAAACTCAAAGGTTCCTTGACCTCCTAATCTTTCTTTTAAAGCTCCATAGACCTTAACGACTTTCATGTCTGAATACCTTTGCGGTCATTTTATAATAATAGCCTCCTTACTTGTAAATATCACGATTTAGACCCTGACGGTTCATAGTAACCCCATTGTTCAGAGACTGGATCAACAATAAACCAAGGTAAATTACTTCTTTCGCAAGCAACTTTATCTGGTTCGCTAGGGTTTGGACTTGCATCTGGATGAGAATGGATAATAGCTATAACTTCACCTTGACTTTCACATTTTAAATAATCCTGTGGATCAAGACAAAAAGATAATTCAGGTTCTTCAGATTGATTTTTGCAACGAGAATATATTTCTCTACCTTCTACAGTATGAACAAGACCAACACTTTCTCTAGGGCTTTCTTCCTTTGCATGAATTAATGCCTGTTCTTTTATCTCTTCACTTATCTTCATCTCACTTTACCCGCACTAGGGAACGATCCAAAAGGCAACTCACTATTATTGCCAAATCTAAGTTTGCAGCTTGTTAGAGATTTACCACAACGATCAGTTGCAATCGAACCAGTTGGATTATTATCAGCATCCCAATAATTACTACCTGTGTAACTGCATTCAGAGCCTCTATACGCCCATTGACAGACATTCGCAATGAATTGCCTTTTAGGAACAAATTGCCCTGCTAAGTCAAATTTTGAAGCCAATTCAAAAGCAACAGCATCTCTGTTCTCTGTGGATTTTCGATCTATATACCAAATTTCGACAGGCCATTGAGCGTTTGGGTCGGCTGTTGTTTCTCCATCTAAATATCTTTTCAAAGTTCTTATCCTCCTAACCTCTGCACCTGTTAGATCGTTATGTGGTGTTACAGCATTTACATCAATCAAAAGCGCACTAATAATTCCATCTGTATTTGCTATTGTCAAAGTTGGTCTAGGTAAAGAACCTTTAGTCGATTGTTCAAAGCCTTCTGCTTTTATAGCCATACTTGAATAAGTATTTCCAGCCCAAACAATTCCTCCCGTTAATGCTGCATTGCACCCGTTATGCCAACGAATAATATTTGTACTCCCATGCAATGAATTATCAAGTCTTAATTCAAAAAGTTCAATAATTGCACTAGGAGCAAGGACGGAAAGATCAGCATAAACGCTACTGATTGCCTTCCAAGTAACAGACCCATCAGTTGCTTCAATCCCAATGTCTGTAGGCCAAGCAGGTTCAGAACTTCCGCTTGTTCCAGCAGCAACACATTTAAA